GACCACCACGATACCGCCTATTCCTTTGACATGAGGCCAGAGGACACGCTCAATTGGCGGCACTACGACAACGCGACAAACGCCGCCGCCGAACTGCGCCGCCTGTACGCTGAGGTTGACCGCCTGAGCTATCGTTTGGCTTACCCAGACAACTTTGCGAGGGAATGGGTTGGGCTGACGGAACAAGAATGGGAAAGACTTGTTGAGCTTTACGGCGACGATCCAGATATTTTGATCCGCGAAACGGAAGCCAAACTGCGCGCCGTAAACGGCTTTAGTTGCGATGCAACAGAGAAAAACAGGGGCAAGGCATGAGAGTTATGGAACGACAACCATCCAAGTTTTTGAAGCATATCCCATGTGAGCACTGCGGTAGTTCTGACGCTAATAGTCTCTACGATGATGGGCATACACACTGCTTTAACTGTGGAACAACGGAGCAGGAAAACACTATTGAGGAAAGGTCGGTGTTACGTGATAGCGTAGCGCCTAAACGAATGGAAATCAAAGGCACTGTAAAGTCAATCCCTGAACGTGGGATTACCCAGCAAACTTGTGAGAAATTTGGAGTAACACAACATGAAGGCAAACAATACTACCCTTATGCTAACGAGGGAGGAGCTGTTATCGCTGTTAAATCACGTACTGTGGCGGACAAAAGTTTCTCGATTAATGGAGACTTTCGAGCAGCAACTCTATTCGGTCAACATCTCTTTCACTCCGGTGGGAAGTATGTCACGGTATACGAAGGAGAACTTGATGCATTGGCAGGATACCAACTTACAGGAAGTCAATGGCCTTCTGTCAGCATTCGTAACGGAGCACAAGCAGCCCTGAAGGACTGTAAGGCTCAATACGAGTGGCTTAACAGCTTTGAGAACATCGTTATCTGCTTCGATGCTGATGAACCTGGACAGAAGGCAGCTAAAGAGGTAGCAGAACTGTTCGGTCAGAAGGCCAAGATTGTCAAACATAAGTCAGGCTACAAAGATGCTTGTGAATACTTGCAGTCAGGAGCTACAAAGGAGTTTGTTAACGAGTGGTGGAGGGCTGAGACGTATATCCCTGATGGTATTGTTAACGCCGCTGATCTCTGGGAGGAAATCTGTACTCCAGAGCCTGCTGCGGAAGCTAAGTACCCCTGGGAAGGGCTGAATAAACTCTTGTATGGTCTGAGGAAGGCTGAACTGATTACGGTCACCGCAGGGTCTGGATTGGGTAAGAGTCAGTTTTTGCGTGAGATTCTGTATCATCTGCTCAAGACTACAGATTGGAAAATTGGTGGTTTGTTCTTGGAAGAATCCACTAAAAAGACTGCTCGGAGTATCATGTCGCTTCATGCTAACAAGCTGCTGCACTTGCCTGATACGCCAGTGACTACACAGGAATTGAAGGAGGCTTTTGATGCTACTCTTGGGACTAATCGGGTGTATTTGTTTGATCACTTCGGTAGTAGTGATGTCGATAATATTGCTAATCGTATCCGATACATGGCAAAGGCTTGTGATTGTAGGGTTATCTTCCTCGATCATATTAGCATTGTTGTGTCTGGGCTGGATAATGGTGACGAACGCAAAGCTATTGATGCAATGATGACTAAACTGCGTACACTGGTGCAGGAACTTGAAGTAACACTGATCTGTGTATCGCACCTACGGAGGCCACAAGGAAATGCAGGACACGAAGATGGACAAGCTGTTAGCCTCAGTCAGTTGCGAGGATCTGGAGCGATTGCACAACTCAGCGATGCAGTCATTACCCTTGAGCGTAACTCAATGGCAGAGAATGAACAGGAAAGACACCGTACAAAGGTTGCAGTTGCAAAGAACCGATATAATGGATATACTGGACCCGCCTGTGACCTTCAATACATCAAAGACACAGGACGAATGATTGAAATGGAGGCTGAAACACTATGACACACTCTGAAGCTGGTAAAGGCGATGCACCACGTAAGCAGCAGGATCAGAAGGCTTACGAGGAAGGCTGGGATAGGATTTTTAAGCGCCGTGAAGATAGGCCTAAAGAGAAACTACTTGAGCCAGAACCACTGAAGGAAGACGATAATGATTGAACGTGAAGATATAATCCGCTGGGCGCGGAAGGCTGGGCTTATCACGAGCTACGGCGGACGTGAGACAGCAGCGGACGAACTGCTTGAACGCTTCGCAGCCCTTGTCGCTGCTCATGAGCGTGAGGAATGTGCTGAGTTAGTAGAAAACTTTGCTACATACAAGGATGATGAATGGGTTTGTGGCAAGGCCGCAGAAGCAATCAGAGCAAGGAGCCTGTCATGAGCATCGAACACTTGATCGTGGGAGCTACAGGTGTTGGCTATCTCATTGTAGGTGTGCTACAATGGCTCAAAGGCGAGACAGCTAACGGTATGATCTGGACAGGCTATGCTTTTGCTCAGGTGGGGCTGTGGCTCAACATTAAATGATGAAAGGCTCTTATGAGGCTAGTCCTCGACATCGAAACGGATCTATCTCACAAGAAGATCCACGTTGTAGTAACTAAAGACATTGACACAGGCGATGTAAGACTATGGAAAAATCCCAATGGCCTAAACGACTATCTAAGCAAGGCTACAGTCCTGATAGCTCACAATGGAATCAGCTTCGATTTTCCAGTGTTGAACAGATCATGGAATACGAAGATAAGGTTGAAGAACGTATTCGACACTCTTATAGCAAGCAGGCTACTCGATCCAAGCAGGGAGCAAGGACATTCTCTGGAAGCCTGGGGAACGAGTCTAGGTTTCAAGAAGATTAACTACCCTGCTGTATGGCAGTGGATGATGGACAGGAGACAAGAGTATGACGGAGAATGTTTCGATAAACCTATTGATAGTCTTATGGACTACTATTGCGTTAGGGATGTTGAAGTTACTTCTAAACTATACTTTCATCTCACTTCTGAATTGGACAAAAAAGGCTTTAGTCAAGAATCTGTTGACTTAGAGCACAAAGTAGCAGCAATCATCGCAGAACAGGAAAGAAATGGATTCAAACTTGACACCGTTCACGCCACTTGTCTACTTACTGACATCAAAGGAAAAATGGCAGGAATATATGAACAGATGCAGCATAGATGGCCTCCCTACGAGGTTCCACGAGTCAGTGAGAAAACAGGAAAGCAACTCAAGCCCTTGTTGGTTACTTTCAACCCCGGCTCAAGAAAGCAAATCGGAGAAAAGCTAAAGGAACTTGGGTGGAAACCTAAGAAGTTTACCGAGACAGGTCAGCCTATGGTAGATGAATCTATCTTGTCTGACATTGACATCCCAGAAGCTAAGATGATTGCTGAGTATCTGATGCTCCAGAAACGAGTAGCACAGATTGAAAGCTGGTTAGAGGCTATGAAGGATGACGGAAGGGTTCACGGTAAGGTTATTACCAACGGAGCAGTGACAGGACGAATGACACACAGTAGCCCTAACATGGCACAAGTGCCTAATGCAGGGTCAATCTATGGACATGAGTGTCGTGAGTGCTGGACTGTTGAAGAAGGTAATGTTTTGGTAGGCTGTGATGCTTCAGGTTTGGAGCTTCGTATGCTTGCTCACTATATGAATGATGACGATTATGTCAGAACAGTCACTGAAGGATCATCTAAAGATGGGACAGATGTACACACAGTTAATCAACATTCTGCAGGACTACCAACGAGAGATGCAGCCAAGACCTTTATCTACGCTTTCTTGTACGGAGCAGGCGATGCTAAAATTGGCTCCATTGTTGGAGGAACTGCTAAAGATGGAGAAAGACTCAGAGCAAAGTTTCTATCGCAAACACCGTCCCTTGCAAGACTTCTCGAACGAGTCAAGAGAATAGCAGGTTCAGGAAGCGTCCCAGGACTTGACGGACGACGCATCTGGGTACGAAGTGAACATGCAGCACTTAACAGTCTCTTACAAGGGGCTGGTGCAATCGTAATGAAGAAGGCATTGTGTATCTTCTACGACAAGATCAAGGCTAACAAGTGGCCTGTGAAGCTAGTCGCTAATGTACACGATGAATTCCAGTTTGAATGTTCTCCTGAAATTGCTGAGGAGGCAGGAAAAGCTGCTAGAATGTCAATCATTGAGGCAGGCGAGTTCTATAAACTCCGATGCCCTCTAGACGGAGAATACAAAATTGGAAAAAGCTGGCGAGAAACCCACTAATGTCATCACCATTGAAGTCTATGGTGATTCCTTTGAAGTCAAGGCTACTGCTGGTCTGGACATGCTAGACCTGTACTGCATCTTCTCAGCAGGTCTTGACTACCTTGAAAACTATGCAGGCTACTTGGAGACTAAAGAAAGTGTAACAATACAATGAAAAGTACTTGACAAACACAAATAAAGCTGATATACTAATTGTATAGTTTATTGAGACTGTGGCGTAATCGGTAGCCGTTTTTAGAGACTAAACTCTAAAATAATACTTGACACGGCTCTTAAAATAGTGTATAATTATAGGTACGGGC